TTCTCCGGCACTATTAATGCAGTTCCGCCGGCGACTTCCGATCACTTCCATTGATTCGCTACAGCAGGGACAGAGATTCTGTTCCTCGCTCCTAACAAAAAACACCTTTAAGGGGATTCTCAATGAGCTTATATTTTGTTACAATGACCATGTTAAGCTTATTGGGGACGCTCCTAGTGCTACTGTTGGCGCAGTAACACATCAAAACGGGGGCGTCTTTTCCTTTCTATTTGATATGGTCATTATATACAGCAATTCCTGGTCAGGCAATTCCGTCAGCTTTGTGCCATATTAGTTCGACGGCAACAGCCAGCCATCAAAAAGAGCCGAGATCTTCGGAGAGATTTCATTTTCTATTTTTACTTCGATATTAGTAACACGATCTTTAAGTTCATTTATATCAAGACGCATTTCAGTCCACCGCCGCCACGCCCAAAGGGATATTCCCAGTATTTTCCCAGAAAATCATCAATGGTAGACTGTTATGCGGCTTGATATGCGTCTTTAATCGACTGCTCTAATTATTACTTGGAAATATATTAATCACTGGACAAAAGAAAGAATCAAAAGGCATTTTGTTGTGTGTTTTCTGGCTTTTCTTAAAACAATCCGTGTTGATCAGCCCAATAATATCTTATCGTAAGAAGACCTGGTTGCCTGGTATAAAAAATAGGGTAGCCTGTAGTGGCAAACTTTGCGTTTTTTTAGAGAGGAATCCTATTATATCAAAGGTTTGCTGTTCTCAACTGATAAACTCAGGATAAAAATGCTGTTTAAATATCTCATTTATCTTTATTTTACTTTTGTAATCTACGATTTTTGAAACATGCATAGTGTATACCTAAATTCTATCTAAGCACAAAGTTATCCATAACCAAAAAATTTATTTTTGATTCTAATGAAAAAAGTCAAGATTTACGAAGTCTTGTACTATATATAGATAAACCTTTCTTTTATAAATCTACATATAGTGTTTGTACTTTAAAAAATATGGTTTTTGCACTAGAATCATTTTTTCCTAGACAGCAAAAAAAGGGTTCCGACATTATAAGATTGCCGGAACCCTTGATTTTACTGGATTTGGTGCGGCTGAAGAGACTTGAACTCCCACGGGCTTGCACCCACTAGAACCTGAATCAGTTGTGGGGCCTTTTTGGATCCTTGATAAAACATGCTAAACCCTTGATATTACTGGATTTCCGAGAAATACACCTATCGTTTTTTAGTGGAAAAAACCGTTGTTTTTTAAAACAATTAGCCCAAAATTAGCCCATACAATTCATCACATTTGTTATTATTTACCAGAAAATGCTCTCTACACCTCTTCTTAGAATGCCCTGTATTACTTTAAAAATGACGGAGTACAAGAGGACTTTATTAAAGTCAACTTTGGTTTACGAGAATTTGTTATTAAAAGTTCTTTAGGCAAAAAGCATAGACTATCTATTTCTTCTTTATTGAGTGCAATCTTATCAATTATCTCTTGTGGGGAAACTATATTATTTTCTAAAAGTAACTCTATTGCTTGTTTAAACAAATATGGATTCTCCATTGGTATCACGTCGTCCAAGGGCTCATTAGTCTTAAGTCCCCGTTTATTAATTATTGCAAAAAGATATCTAACCTGATGTTCTTTTAACAAACCGAGATTATCACAACGAATTATCATTGCTTGGATTGATACTTTCCAACGTTTTTTCAATACTACGAAATGCTCTAAAGAGTTAGATACCACTTCGGTGGGAAATGAATCTACAGGTAATAAAAAAGCACCAGCAAAATAGTTTGCTTCATTTTCAATCTGATCAAATAGTTCTTTATTTTTGAGGCTTTCCTGGTCTATGTGTGGGTGTAAAATTAAATGACCTAATTCATGTGCTATATCGAAACGAGCTCTTGCGGCAGAAGCCTTATCTGTTCCCATTATTATATAAGGTATTCCGTTATACCATTGAGAAAATGCATCAATTTTTTTGTCTCCAAATTCTATATTGCATATTACAAATCCTTTTTCTTGGAGAATTTCTATAAGATTTTTTATTGGACCTCTATCGATTTTCCAATATTTACGAAGATACAATGCAATCCTTTCTATAGTATCGGCATCATATTCATAATTTTTTACTAAGTGGTCTATATTTGGAATATCAACATCAGGAAAATTCACGAATTTTCTTAGGTATTGATAAATTTCATCAGCCCATTGAATTCTGCAGGAAAATGCATCTTTTAATTTTTTAGATGCACTTTTCATGCTTCTGAAGTTAACTGCACTATTACAAAACGAATTGTTTATATTTATTTTAGGTTTAGTGAAAAAATTAAGCGGAAAATTCAAAACCCCCATCATTTTTACCAAAACATGAGTACCCGGTTTTGATGTTCCCAGCTCATACTGTGAGATAGCCTGACTCGATACTCCGATTAAATCAGCAAGTTCTGTTAACGAGTATCCCCGAGATATTCTTGCCTCCCTTATTCTAGCTGGCACGATCTCATTATTAATAAATTTTTTATGATTCATTTCCCTCACCCTTAAGAAGATTTAACTGCTTAAGCACATCAGCCTTCAAAGAAGTAATTCTTTTTTCCGCTTGTTGTATTAATATATCATTATTTTTTATTAATGAGAATTCGGATCCGAGTTCAATTTTTTTGAGATAACCTGTCATATTTTCATTGGGAACTAAAAGATTTACGAATTCAATATCATTATTTCTTGTACCATATGTAAGAAATAAATAGTAGGGTTCAGGCTTAACTATTAAATTATTCTTAGTATTTGTATCGTAGAAAAGCTGCTTAGCTTTAAACTTATTTTTCCGACACTGCTTAACTCTATACCAAGACCTATTAGGTAGTGCATCCTTGTCTTTTGCTTTACCGATATTGATAATAACATTTTGTCTCACTAGATTAAGAGATTTATAATTAAAATTATTTACCTTAACCGCTTGAACTTTAAATGGGAAATTTTCACTCAACATATCTTCCTCAAACTGCCTAAAAATTAAATAGTTAAATAACCAACCTTTTATATTTGTTAAAAAAGTGGAAGTGAATAGGGTACTGTTGCTTTGAATTACTTCATGAAAAGCTCGTGCACCACTCAAAAAGAAAGGATATAACTGCGCCCTAATTGATCTGGGTAACTCCTTTTTTATTAACTCATCTGCATTATTATAGAATTTCATTTGTACCACTTCCTTTACTCATGCTCCATAAAGTATTTTAGTATAATTTTCAAATTTCATCAAGTAAATGTTGTATTATTTTTAATATTATAAAGCGAAATTATTGTTATGATATTAAACAAAAAAAGGGAGGCCCACGCCTCCCTAAGTTTTTGCACATCTACCATGTCAATTTTTCTTTTGTGACGAACCTCAGTACTAGGTTCACTGCCCCCAGGATAATCGCCTGTTCTTCTGCCGGCAAAAACTGCTCACCAAGATAAGATTGCCCTATTAGGGCGGCAATCGCAATAATGTTTACCCAAAAAGTTTTAGATAAATACCATTTCTTTTCCATACAAATCTCCTTTCAATACCTTTTAATACTAGTTACCAGCGTACATTTCTTCGCATAAGCACCACCTCCCAAAGAAAAAAGCAGCTCACAGGCTGCTTAGTTTATTTATTTCGGCCAATTTGGCCTTGAGTTCGGCATTTTCCCGTGTAGCCGCATTCAGGAGCTTCACCAAGTGCTCGTTCTCTGCTCTCAGATCTATTTCAGATTCAGAGACCTTAGTCTCCTGCATAAACTCCTTTACTTGCGCTAAGAAGTTCTCCCATCCGCCAGATCGCCCCCTTAGAATATGAGGGCAGTTCTTCCCAGTCCACTTGTTGTGCTGAACAACCTTGTCAATACTTAAACCCAGCTCTTTAAGGAGTTGGGCCACAACTTCGGCAGCATTCTTCTCTGCCATAGCACGATCACCGTCACTGTTTTCGCAGATCTCGATGCCAATACTCGTCCTGTTCCCGGGCCCGTTACCACCATCTCCTGCATGCCAACCTACTTCATCCAGGGGAAGATGTTGGATTACCCGCTTATCGTCCACGGTAAAGTGCCAGGACACCGGGGCTTTGGCCGCTGCATCGCCTTTAAGATATTTTGCATGAGCCAGGGCATCGGCACCGGCATTGCTGTTTGCCGTGTCGTGGATAGTGATATACTGCGGGGTCAATTTATGGCCGGGACGGTTCCGCCTTCCTGTGGGGATGAAATCTTGAACAATGTTAACCAAACAAATCACCTCTTCAATAAAAGTAAGAGGAATTGCAGTGCCATGGCCGCAACCCCTCCCATTACCCAGTACTGGAGCCGGTCAACTTTATCTTCCAACCGATGGATGGCTCCATTCTGTGCTTTTTTATAGTCCATCAGATCCTCGATGGCTCTGTCGTGCTCTCCCAGTAGTCTTTCTTGTTTACACACATGTTCAGTCATGCGGGGACTCCCCTCCTTTTACTCATAATAAGAGGGGGATTTTAGCCCCCCTGCATTAACTTCTTTCTTCTCTCCACCAGTTTCTGATACTTTTCCCGCTTTTGTTCAAGTGATAAGGACTTATCCTTGTTTAATTCCGATATCTGCCGGTTAATCTTATCAATTTCCCGCTCCCGCAGAATCATCCGGTACGTGGCATCGGGGTTACTGCTTTTCTGGTACATCTGAGTCTGATTCTCTCCCAGGGGTCTACGGTTATTCTCGTAATACTCCTTAGCCTCCGGGAATGAATACTGACCAAAGAGAACACCTCTTACAATATTGGCAGGAGTCCTCTTAACCGGATATTTTAGTTTGGTGCCATCACTGGTATATGCCCCTCCCTTGGCTAGGGCCGATACCCCTCTGACAGTCTTTTGTATTTGCCCCCCACCGAAGCCGGGAAGGACCTTGTAGAGAGGGTCTGACAATCCCTTTGCCGCCAATAGGCCAGGCCCAAAGCGTGTAGGGTCATTACGACCAAATAACTCTTTCCTGGTGGGTAATGTATCGGTTCCATATTCAGGATAAATGGAGGCGATTGTAGAACCCAAGGGCAAGTTAGAAACTACCTCTCCTGCCAGCCTGCCAGCCCGCTGCAGTGGTGATATATCCTCTTCCGTCAGGGCCTCGATAGTGGCATCTATAGGATCAAAAACTACTCCGGAACCCCTGGTGGCTTCCATAGCTTTGTTAAGCATAAAATTAGCCACGTACAGGGCAACCAGGCCGCCGAAGTCCCGGGCCTTCACAAAGTCTTTCTGTACCTTCCACAGGTTGGACACCTCCAGCGTAAAAGGTGCTACCAACTGCATAATCTTTGATTTTTGTAAGATAGGCACTTCCCCGATTCCCCGGCCGGCAACCAGACTCCTGGTCATATCATCAGCGTATTTTATCGGGTTTGGGATACCCTCTGCCAGAGCCTTTTCATAGACTGAGTACCAAATAAATTCAGTACCGACCTTGTCCACTACCTCAAGCATCCAGGCGGCAAATTTCTTGGGCTGATCCATGAGTTTAGTATCAAACTGGCGATAGATGTCACTGGAAAACCGCTCCGTAAGGAACCCGGATTTGGCCATCTCCGGAGCAGGCTTGAATATTGATTTTATGGTCCTTTTAAAACCTGGGACTGAATATTGCTTGGCGAAAGCTATACCCTGAGGCACGTTGGCTATCTGAGAGAGTGAAGACGATATATTACCCATGACCACGTTAGCCTTTATCCTGCTGTTTAGCCAGTTTAGGACCTTAAAAGTGGTCCGGCCCCCGGGAACAATCTTTTGCGCAAACCTGTCCGCTGGATTCGTTTTTCCGGCCAGATCCCTGGCATAGTCCCGCAGCCATTCGATGAAGTTGTTCAGATGCCTCGATTTTTCTGTTGCCCCAGCCAATTCTGCGGCCAGCCGTTCAAACTGGCCTATGTGCGGGTCGATATGCTTCGCATAAGATGCAGCCGGCAGGTAATTAAGGAAACCCCCAACGGCATCCTCTTTATAAGGCCCAAAACCCCTTTTTTGGGCGAAACTCAAAAACTTAGACTTAGGCAAAGTAAATTCCGAACGCCCCGCCAGACTTGGGTCTATTGCCGATGGGGTCTCAAAAAGGTTTTTCACACCTTCGAAGGTGTCGGCCAGTTCCCGAAAATGGCGATAATAGTCTTGGCGCCGAGGGATGATTTTTTCCGGATTGTTAGGGTAAATCTGGGCCCTTACGGCATTAACTTCATTAAGGAGCTGATCATAGGCCCAGCGGAACCACCGGTCAGCTTCCACCACCTTTTGCCAGTCCTTGGGCCTTAACTTTTGCAATTCAGGCAAAGAAATATTCTTCTCCCCGTATCTCTGGACCAAAGCAGACAATTCACTGCCTTTTTGGATTCCCAGTCTATCTACAACCTCTTCTTTAAGTTTACGTGCCCACTCCCTTTGCATCTCCACGTTTGCTTTCTTGGAAGCATCAAAGGGATCCAGAATAGCCTTTTTCACTTTCTCAAAGTGGGGGCCAAAGACATCCCGGAAGTTGCGATAAATATCAGTGGAATACAGTCTAAAGCCTGATAGGTCCCGGAGGCCATCGGCATTATACAGCTCCTGGGCAGTCTGCTCTGCAACAGTGGTCACTGGTTCCGGGGGTTCCCAGTTACGCCAATTATCATTTTGTTGAGATGATCTGTCGTATACTTTTGGCACTTCTATAGTCTGCTTGAACTGCAATGGTGTTAACGGTTCTACTGGCACGGGAGCCTGTTTGCTACGTCCTCTGACTAAAGCAGGCATCTCTATCCCTGCTGCTCTGGCTATTCTCCCACGCTCCACTGCCCTTTCAAAATTAGGTAAACCTGCTTGCTCCGCTTTCAACACATCGTCGGCCAACTTTTCCAGATCGATGCCCAAAGTGTTTTTAGCAAATTCCATTTCATCAACCCGGAGTTCATTGGTTCGGAAATAATTTTGCAAATACTCGGTAGCTTCCTTTAATTTCTGTTCAGCAATTGCCCGTTCTTTATTGAATATCTTGGCCTTTCCGGCAGGGAGAGCAACATTGCCTGGATAATCTCTAAGAGTGGGGTTCCTGAAAGTAAACTCCTGAGCAGGGTATAACAATCTTCCACTCTGTACCGGTTCAGTTTGCATCCCTGTTACAACTTTGCGAATGGCATCCTTCTGCCGATCGTTTAAATTATCCCAATCAACCCCAATATCTTTGGCTACTTCTCTTTCGACTGTTTCAGGGTTAATAGGCATCCCCTTGTATCTGGAAAGCACTTTACTTACAACCGGCCTTAATGCCTCAATACCTATCCCTACACCAGCACCTATAACGGCATCAAGGGCGATGTTACCAGCAATTTCCCCAGGAGTGCGGTCATTGACAATACCCTCAGTTATTCCGTACACCGTGCCGGCCCCGGCATTCTCAATTGCTCCCTTTGCCACATTTGCCACAGCAGGACTTTTGATTTTACTTGCCATCTTGGATGCAAACTGGGGTACCTTCGCCGCTTCACTTGCCATCATTGAAAACTTACCTAATCCGTTAGGTGCAAATATCCCCGCAGCTCCACCTGTTACATCCGCAGCAATGTCGGCAACTTTATTCCCGGTGCTGGGCCGGTTCTCGTTGTCGGCACCAAAGCCAATGGCGTTAGCAGTCTGAGAACCCCGATGAATAAATTTACCCAGGGCCGAATCATCGAACCGCTGGGTAATGTTAGCAATGGCATTGTTCACTGGCTTTAGGAATCCAGGCAGTCTCTCATTCATCCAGTCGTAAGCCTGCTGCCGATTAGGGCTTAAATTTGTAGGAATATCAAAAATGCCGCCCTGTTGGGGAGGCTGTGGGGGGTGAGTTATGGGTGCTGGTTTGTAGTTATCCTGCCCGGTTTCCCAAGAGGGCCTTTGGAATGAATTTGTTGCTTCCCAAGACGGTTTTATTATTGGCTGCGTGTTTGTTTCCCAGGAAGGCTTTTGGAAAGCCATGGGTATCCCCCCTTATCTATAGCTGGGGTAAAGTTGCTCTAAAAGGTACTGATAAGCACTAGGCCCTGCGTTGGCTATAATTTCAGCCTTATGAGCGTAGAGCCAGTCATTCTTTTCTTGAAGTGTACTAAACTCGTTCATCTTGTTTATAGCCGACGCAATGTAGTAATTAGCGATCTGGGTCTGAGTAGGAGTATCAGGCGCATTTACCCTGGCAGCATTGGTATTAGCGTTTCGCCGATCTATCTTAAGCTGTTCTTGCTGATAAGGGGTAGGCCCTAATTCATAAGGAAGCATGGCATTAGCTGTAGGGTATTGATACGGCAGTTCGGCGCGATAATTGGCTCCCTGTTGCTCTATTTCGGCGCGATAATTGGCTCCCTGTTGCTCTATTCCGGCGCGATAATTGGCTCCCTGTTGCTCTATTCCGGTCCTATAATTCTGTTGTTGCTGTTGGTATACCTTAGTGGCTGCATCCATGCTATTCTTCAATTGATTCTGGATACCTTGAGCATATGTATTCCACTGGTTCATTGCATTCTTATTGTATTCGCTCATATAGTTAAGCCTAGCCTTTGCAAAATTCCAAAGCTGCGCCAGGTACTGATCCTGGAGGGCTTTAACACGGTTCAGGAGTAACGCCTGCTCTTCGCTCAACTGATTCTGGTTGAGCCTGTTTTCCATCTCCAGCCAGATACCGGACTGCAGCAAGCCCCTGCGGTTCATTTCATTCATTAGGTTCTGGCGCTGAGTCTCCACAGTGCCCTTAATCCTTGCCAGGGCCTGCTCCGTGGCCGGGTCTACGCCGCCCAACATCCTCTTAAAGGCATCCTCAATCTGAGACTGCATGGAGTTCAGCTCATTAATAAAGCTGGCATTCAGTTGTGCTAAAAGTGCTTTGCCCTGGTCATTGACCTGGTTCATAATCGCCCCTACCTGCGCAAAATAGGGCGTGATGTCAATATGGGGCTGTTCATGCTCCTGCGTAGGTGGTGTAGTGGGCTGTTTCTGCTCCTGCGTAGGTGGTGTAGTGGGCTGTGCTACCTGATCATTATAATCGGATTTGTAGTTCTCAGGCACAGGTATCATCGGTTTAGCAGTTACCGCCGAAGTTCCTCCTCCTGAGCTTGTACTTCCGCTTCCGCCCCCGCCGCTTGATTTATTAGTTGTACCCCCGCTTCCTCCTGGTACAACAGTGGATGTGCTTGTTGGGGTTGTGCTGCCAGGCCTAGCAACGCCGTTAATTGCATACCTATCTCCGCTTGGCTGAATTTTTGGTTTGGTGGGCTTCGGTAAGATTTTACTCTGAATTATACTCGGGGTATTTTTGCTCATAGTAGTCACTGTCGGCACTTGTGGTTTAGTTTGTGCATAAACCATAGGTTTAGTCGAAGGCGGTTTAATAAAACTTAATAGCTGGCCAATCAAACTCTTTGACGTGATAGGTTGCACCTTAGGTTTAGTTAAAATGGAACTCATCTTTTGTTCCAGTGCTCTTAAAACACCAAATCCCATATTCTTTCCTCCTTTCAAAATAAAAAACAGGGCAATAAAACCCTGTTACCTTATGGATTCAATTTTTAGTGAAAATTTCGAACCACACAAAAGGAAGCTACTTAATCTTTTGCTCAATCAATGTTCTTTCCATATTGTATTTATCCAAAGCCGTTTTATAACTATTACTTAGCGAATCTAACACCTGTCTGCTGGCATTATAGTAATTTAGCGGATTTTTAAACATATCTAACGTAGTTACGTAAGTTATTTGTTGTATCCTTACGACTTCCAAAAGAAGATCACGGAGATTTTGAATTTCTGGATATGATGCGTAATAATTCTCTATATCTTTTTTTAGATTTTCTATACTAGGTATCTTGTTAAACTGCAATTCATAAATCCAATCATTAGGATTACTAGGTTGAAATGTGTTGTTCATAATGCTGGATGATTTTGCCAGCCAACCATTCTCTTCGACTAAATAACAATACCAGTCATCTTTTAGACCATACAATTCATTGCTTTGATTAAGCCAGTAATAATAATCTGCAGGAATAGCAAAATTAAAATCTTTACTACTGTAACCAGCAAATGTGATACCCATAAGTTCACCATAACTGTTTATAACAGCCCCACCACTACTGCCCTTATCTACAGTCGCATCATATTGTATTACCTTAATTGGGCTTTGCTTAAAAGCATCATGTGTAGGCAATTCTCTTTTTGCACTAACTATCCCTTTTGTAACAGTCCCACTTAGCCCAAGAGGATTGCCAAATACTGTGATTTCGTCACCAATTGATACACTATCAATGTACCGTGTTTTTTCTATAAATGGAAACAGCAAATTGTTGCCAATGACTGTAAGAATCGCCAGATCAGTGTGGTTATTAATTTTTTTAATACCAGCCATATATTGTCTGCCATCAATAGTGGTGACCTTAATGCTTTTAGCGCCTCTTACTACATGGGCATTTGTTACAATATCCCCTTCTTTTGATACAAAAAAACCGCTTCCTTGCCCACGCTGGGTCTCGATCAATACCGTGGCTGGTTGGATCAATTGCACTATTTCCCTGGTAGACAGTTCTCTCCGATTGCTCGAAAAAGTAAGCATCTGGGTCTCATTGTCCCAGGTTACTGTATAACCAAATGATTCTGCCAATACTCGTGCTGGTAAATATGTGCGCCTATCCTCTAGTAATTGAGGGGGAACATCGGATACCATAGCTTTTCCGTTAAGAACAAAACCCTTTGCTCCCACAAAAAAAGTAGCCGTTGTGTACCCATTAGATAATGTTACACCCTGAGTTGTTTTATCCCATGTAATATTCTTTATTCCTAAAGCATCAGCTAGATATCTCACAGGAACAAGGGTTCTTCCATCTTTAACCCTTGTTCTTGCATCCATATCTATTCTCTGACTGTCTTTAAAATAATATGCCTTATTTAATGGGAACTGAACAACAGCTAACGCTGATATACTATAGATCGCCAGAATAATTAATGCAGCGACCAATGACAAACAAATTTTTTTTATTCTTTGCATTCAATCACCCTCTTTTTAATTATGTAATATCTATATTCTACAGTATTCGCAAAAAACCTGCTAAATATTACCACAAGGGTGATTACGGCACATAAATCAGTCTTGCCCCGCCCAGGACCGCGGCATAGGAAGCATTGCTTGTCTTTAGTGTTACCCAGATTGTCTGAGCCGTTGTCGGCATAGTCAAAACCTGGCTCCTCTTTAATTCCATGGTGGCCGATGTAGACTGCACAGTCCCTATCACAGAAGCCCCTTTCAGTGTACACGTGGCTGTAGCTCCGTTACATGCCAATGAAGCCTCCAGATACCAGGTTCCTCCCGGGTACTTCCCAGGATCCCACATGAAATAGCCGCCAATGTCATCATCGGCTGTGGCCGTAGTCGAATACGGATCAGCCGGCAGTACCAGGGGTATGGGCCACTCCAACCATTTCAGCTTATTAAGCGAAACAGAAGCGGAGGACAGGATATCATCCCCCGCTATTTTATTCTGGAAATTCCCTTTATCCAGGTAGTTGACCGCTTTCTCAATCAACAAAAACACATTCTGCAGTTTCTGGAGAGATATCTCACCCCTCAAAGGCCCTATTTCAAGCCGCATCCATCATCACCCCGTCAGAGTGGGCCTTGCGCCCTTGATATAGTACTCCTGATGCATGCTCTGGATAGCCACACCGCCATTTAATACCGACTGTTCCAGTTTATAGCCCAAGAGGTGTCCCTGCACCACACCCACCTGAGATGGTAATAGCCTAATTGTTTCTACCTTCTCATCACTCCGTCCAGGAATAACCACGGAAATAGGTGTGGAATACGCTCCACCATCTACGGCAAAAGATACATTAAGCGTGGTATCGCTTGATGCCGGTACGACCTCTATATACAGGGACTTAAACCGTTTAATATGATGCGGTGCCCCGAAGTGGTAATACTTGCTCTCCCAGCCAAAGTTAATCGGCAAGCCTCCATTCGAGTATCCCATCTCCGCTCTTGAAACCTGTCCGATATCAGCATGACCGAATAATAAGATATCCTGACCGGCCTCCCGGAAGTGAGTATAACAACTGGCCGCCTGCAGGTGTGACTCCTTCCACGCGTTCCTGATAGTATCAAATTCAATCCGGAAGTTGTTCCTCAATGAATCACCTAAAGGCACATCAATGCGCAAAATATGGTTATAAAATGATGCGCAAATCTGATTCAGTCTCCGCTTATTTAGGCTGTCCCAGGTTTTACGGATACGCTCGCTCAGGAGCTTGTATGTGGTATAGTCAGAGAGATAATACCCGTCATCAGAGGCAAAGCCGATAGCGCCGTTAATGCTACACAGGGACCTGGGCGCCACACATCCTTTATCAGCATGAATCCTTCTTACGGCAAAAGTATCCACGCTATCACCAGTCAGGAGCCAGATACTGCGCTGCTTGGTGACTACAAGATAGTCGCCGTCCGGCTTGATACCTGTTATATAGTCACCGTCATTAGGCGATATGTCGATAAAGTTGAGCACTGGCCAACTGTCGATATTCAGGAGATCGGAGAAATACAGTCGTGAGGGGTTGCTCCCGGTCCTGGCCGCAAATAGGCGGTTTTTATGGGAGGCCACATAAGCCGCTCTGGGTGCGCTTCCTCCTAAATCCGCAGGTGCATCGATGCCGTTCCACTTCTTCGGTATATCAAGACCATTGGCAATAATAAAGTAGTCCAAAAGTGTTGTATCGAAGTACTCTCCACCGGCGGTTAAACCGCTTAACAAGACTGTAGCAGTTGGCTGTCCATCAAAGGAAACTGTTGCAGTTTGAATACTGGCATCCTTCGTTAAGATCATTCTTATTTGTACGTGGTTATTGGCCGTATGTATCAGTGTTCCGTCTACCAGAGCATTTACCCATGGACCCCAGGTAGCTCCTCCGTCGGCACTGGACCTGGACTGGACCTGGATACCACCAGTTCCTGGAATACTGCTTAAGGCCACATGGCCGCTGGCTTTATCCTGTGCTGTGGAAACATCGATTGTGGGGGACTGCCATACCCCTCGCTTCCCGTTTTGTACCACCTTGAGCGTAATATCAGATACAGTAGGGCTTAGCGTTCTGTCAGTGCTTGCATTAAGCGTTATGCGAGCCTGATTATACAGGTTTAGTGTAGTGATTGTAGATCCGCTTGTCTGAGCCGCCCATGCACCCCAGCTCTGTCCATCTTCACTTCCCCTGGTCTCTACAGTCAGGCTGGTTCCCGAGGGTAGATTGGCCGTCCAGGAGATTACGCTAGATGCAGGATTGATATCAGTTACATTAAAAACAGAACCTGTCCAGGTCCCGCTTGCTTCGTAAATTGGCTCTATTGTTATCGTGATATCATTAAGACTTGGTGTTACAGATGTGTCTGTGGTGCTTAATAAAGCCCTCCACTGTAGGCGGTAATTCGTGAGAACTGTTGCAGTTGGGATTAAGCTGTCACCAGAGTTTTTTGCCACCCAGTTGCCCCACGTATTCCCTCCGTCAGTCGAGACCCTTACCTCTACAGTTAGAGTAGTGTTTGCCGGCGTTGTTTTATTGAAGATTATGCTCGAACTCCTGGCCTGGGTTACTACGCTTATATCTTGTACAGTGTGGGTATAGGTGCCGCTAGAAAGATAACCGCTTCCTGAGGTCCATTTACCGTAAAATTTTACTGCATTTACTTGGTTATCTTGCCATATAGCTAATGGTTCAAGAAAATCATTGAAGTTGGCTATAGTAGAAACTGAGACAATATTATTACCTGTACTGTTTGTAATTGTTTCTATCGTACCCCACGAAGTTCCGTCGAACTTAATTTTCTTTATGTTTTGAACTGTTGTACTACCATTACGTCCTTGCCACATCACAAAAAGATGATTACTGTTGTTAAACGTTATCGAAGGAAAAGATTGTTCGTAGTAAGCACTACTTCCTCCACCACTGGTGAGTTTTAACATAGCACTCCATGTTACTCCACCGTCTGTAGACTTACTGTAGCGAATATGGTTGGAACCAGTATCGGTTGAATCAGTCCCATGCCACACAACATGAATATGAACGTTTCTGTCTACTACTGCACAGGGGTTGGATTGGGTGTAACTTGTACCATCATAAATTACTTTGTATGTCCAGTTAAAACTAGGGTGTGAAGTTAATCCTGTTTCTTTTATAACTATAATTAAATTAGTTGCTGACCACTTGCATACAATAATCGGAACACCACTTTGAATTATAACATTAGGATTTGAAAAGTCTTGACCACTTGTATTGTGTTTACTAACCTGTGTCGGACTACTCCACGTTGTCCCTTCATCTGTACTTTTAGAATAACGAATGTTAAAAGAATCTGGGTAAGTGGAGTTTTTACTTGACCATGCGGCGTGAAGATAGCCGTTGGAATCTACTGTAATACTTATTCCGCCAACAGCACTTTGACCACTATCTACTACCTTGCTGTTTGTTGCAATGTTTGTATTTGTTACAGTGTTGGTGTCTATCTTATAAAAATATACTGCACCATTGTCAGCGGTAGCAATAACATAAACCCATGTGCCATTCGTTGCTAATGCTACAGAAAGGAAATTAGCAGAATAGTCCATGTAACAAAGCTGGTTAAATGTGACTCCATTATCTGCACTCTTATAAAGTCTAATATTTGCAACGGTTGGCTCTAATGCACATGCAATAAGATTGCCATTACTAAGCCTCACCAACTTTCTACCGCCGTTTCCGCTTGTATCATAAGCACTAGCAACAACGGTTGTCGGCGTGGTTCGGTCTATGGTTGTTACTGTACCACCTCCTAGAATAACTGAATCATTGCTTGCCTGTGTGTCGTAGTGAGTTCCGTTGAAATCGGCATTTGTCGTATCAGTCTCGCTAAAGCGTGGGTAAGCATCACTTACCCTTATATCCCCCGGGCTTCCAGTGGTGTTTATATTCGTCCTCGTACCCGCTTCCCAGTCGGCCTGTGTTGTCACAACCTGCACCGCATTTACTGCTTCCAGGGTATCATAGTCAGGTCCTACATATCCGGCATTATCATACTCAGCCTGGGTGATCTGTTTCAGTATTATTCCATCTACCCAGGCGTACTGACCAGCTGAACCGGTCACCTGCACCGCAAAGGAGACCGCTGCTGCCACTTCCGCTGCCGTCAGCTTCAGAGTTACCTTCGTAAAATCAGCCGTAGCTGTAACATAAGTACCGCTTTTCAATACAGCATTATTTGCATCCAAAGTCACCAGTCTTATCCCGCTCCCGGCATTACCATTCACCACATAGGCGCTAAGTACGTGCAGTTTTGTATTATCTACCGTTAGAGAAGACTTGGCCTTCTTAGCAAAGCCGGTAGTTTTCCCTGATGCAATTGTTATTTTTAATGATTTATCATCATACTTTTTCTTTGTCGTATCCGCTTCCAGAGTGGCATCAACTGCAGTCCACTTGGAGGCGTCCTCACAGTCGCCATCTCCGCCGATGATACTGCCTATCAAGGTTAAATCTCCAGGAACCGTTGCAGTATTGCAGAAAAATGATTTTTGCCCACTGTCCCAGTCAGCCTGAGAATCATATTTTGTAGTCACGTGAGGACTGTCACTATATAAATTCGTTCCCGCGGCCATCACCAGGCGGGAAGTACCGTCCGACTTATAAAATGCTCCTATCCCTACACAGGGATTATTGGCATCAAAAGGGGTTGCATATCTGGTCTGGTTCCCTTTTGTAACCTTAAGCGTCCCCTTCTCCTCCAGGGACACGTTTTTATATTTCTTTCCCTCATTATCATTCAAAAGGGCCGGGTGAACACTGTCCACCTGGCCCCCGGAAAAGTCATACAAATCACCGCGTAACGGCACATTAAACTGTATTTTTTGCTTAGGCATCTATCTCAACCCCTTGATAACAAGTATCCTACCGAATCAATAGGGTAACTTTCCTCATCAGATTGAATGAAAACCCTCTGCGGATTGCGTTTTAATTCCAGTGCGGCAAAATCCGCCTTTTTAGCCAGGTATTTTTTCTCCCAGGCCTGAGTCTGGGGATCTCCGTCAGACAGATAAGCCTGCCACACTGTACCCGCAATCAGGGCTTCATACACCAGATAATCAACCCATTCTGGACTGTGAGCATCATCAGTCATGGGAGTGGGCTGTTTAATGCCTCTCACCAGTATCGTTCCTGTGGCCTTGGGGAAAACAGTAATTGTACTACCGTCTTTAAGATAATAATAAGGCGTTCCCATAGTCGTAGTGTCGGGAATAACCTCAAAAGGTGCAGGCGTGATCTTCGTCCGCCTGCTTCCATCAATCCACCAAAAAGATTCGGGGATACGGATGGTAGAGGGGAAAAAGGCTACTCCATCTGTCACGTTTACAGAGGCCGTCAAACGGGTCTGGGATACATCTGCCAGGTCCTCCTGGATGAAGTTGAGGTAATCATTTAGTTGATTATCCGTCCATCTGGCCGGTGTAGGCTCCAGTAATTCTGTCCTAATCCTACTTCTCAGTTCCCCTCTGTTCATTCCCCTCTACCTCCTTGAGCAGCGCTTCCGCTATTTCCTCAAAAGTCATAGATAAGAACCAGCGGGGAGCTGTCGCCAGCATCCCCGGTATTCTTTCCATCAGTTCTCTTTTTAAAGTTTCTCTATCCTTACCCTGTGCTAGGGCGAATAGTTCAGTTCTATCCATGGTTAGTTTCTATGTTTGGCGATACCAGTCACTGCGAAAGTAAAGCTGGGACTGGTCCCGCCTATAGTGTAAGAGATACGCACATCTTGACCGAAGCCGGAGATCGCCTTGGCTTCTTTCTTGGCAGCTGTAGCCTGTGTGAAGCTAGCTAAATCGTACCAATCGCCCTCAGGACTTTTTGCTTGAACCTTGACATCCAGCGTAGGTGAAGTGCCAGAAGCAGCTTTAACATTTAAGAAGAGCAGTAGTTCTTCGGCATCATACAGATTCATGGCTCCGCTCTCGCCGGATGCTGTCCTGGCCGCACTGGCCAGAAATGTAATATTAGATGTGTAAGCCATCCGTTACTCCTCTCCTTCCTTCTCTTTTTTCCGGGCTAATTTCTTCTCAGGTTCTTTTTCGGCGGTCTTCTTTTCCGCTATTTCTTCAACAGAGATTAAGGGGCATTCGCCGCCGCCCCAGAAGTTTGGTTGTTTCCATATGATATAAACCTCTTCCGGGATGTTTTTCGTCTCACCGGCCTTAATCTCGAATGTCCCATGGCCAAAGAACGTCTCTTTGGCATCTCTTGAACCCTGGTTAACTACTTTCATACTGCACCTCCTAGGAGGGAGCGGCTAGCCCCCTCTATTTTAGTAACCAGTCTCATCGATATCGGTAATCTTACCCTGCCGTCTACGGTTGGAGCAGGTGAGGTTACCGGACCAGAGAATTTCCTGCTTAATACCGATATAAGTATCGGCAGGACGTACAGGCGTGGCCTTGAAGTTAGCAATCGGACTGTAACGCAGTTTCAGGTACTTAGTGTTTAGGAAAAACATAGTACCGGCAGTGCAGTCCTTATCTGCAACGATGGGTACACCCATAAACTCAAGGACCTGGAATCCCAGATCGGCTAGCATCTTACTGTTGGTAGAGAGCTGCAGTTTTCCTTCTGCCATCTCCGCATATCTGTTCCATATCTTGTCCGTAGTAATAATAAGATCAGGCTTATCCGGCCCGTCGGAAGAGGAGAGGAACATCCTTCTCATCATGCGGGTATTTAGAGGTCTCGCTTGTCCGGAGTTGGAATCAACCTGGGCCACCCAGCCGGCGAAGTCGACGGGCGAAATATTCCCGTAAGTTCCGCTTGCGGCCACGCAGGCGCCCAGACCGGTGATATCTTTGCCGCTGTTTCCTGTACCATCACCATACAACTGGGTAGAGAATTTCTTCATCAGTGTTTCTTCGGCAACCTGGTACTTGGCATCCAGGAGATCCAGGACCTTCACATCTGAGCCATGGTTTTGCACTTCTTCGGGGAAGCTCAGGGTGATAGGTGCAACCAGGTGCTTCACGGCAAATTCGGCTGCAGTAATAGGTGTGGACTGGTCGTAGTTGGTGGTGTCATAAGCTCCGTAGGAACCAACATTATTTAGTTCCCCATACATCAGGGGTTCCACGATAGAATGGCCCTCAAAGGGGCTATAGCCCTTATCTCTTTTCTTTAAGAGCACCAAAAGGGGGTGAGAGTTGAAAAAGTTATCGACTAACTTTGGAACATGTTTCTTCCTGGTAAGTGCCGTAATGGCATTGTAGTTAAGAGCCATGGTTTATCTATCCTCCTTTTAATCATCCGTATAAAGCGAAAGCCCCAGGCTCGTCAACACCTCCTGGTTAGACATCTTTTTGTAGTCTACAGGAACTGCACTGGGGGCTTTAGGCCCTAAAGTGGCCGCGTTCTTACGCTGATTTTGTTTATTGATTACCTTTTTCTGTGCGTTCAGAGCCGCCTGCTGGGCCAGTTTTTCGGCATTTTCCCCTTTCCACATGAGATAAGCCTTTTGCTTTTCGGCAAAAGTCTCGAAAGGAATACCGTTATCCTCTGCCCAGTCCTGAATGTCAGCCTCATGCTGGTTAAACATAGCATCTTTGGCCAGTTTTTGCATAACAGTGTACTCTGCACGCAGGTCCACCTGCGGCTGCTGGAATACCGGCCCGTTGTCAGGATACTGCTCAATGAGCGCATTAATTTGAGCCGCCAGGTCTGGCCTCTGGGAGATGTAGTCATACAGAGGGATTGCAGACTGCTTATACTGGGCCAGTTCCTGGGTTGCCTTCGTAAACTTTCGCTCCAGCCGCTGGTAATTTTTTTGTACCTCCGCTAGTTGGGCCTTGAGGGATTCAGGCGTTTCCGGCTGATCTGCCGTGTCAGGGTTGTTTGGATCAACATTAGAGTTATCACCCTCAGGACCATCCGGATTGTCTCCGGGAGAAACATCGAGACTATCGTCCGAGTCATCGTCAATAAACAAAGGGTCATTACCTGGTTCTGTGTCCGCCGGTTCGGGGAGTGTATCGGCAAACATTTGAAGGTTCATCTTGAAGGGAAATACCGTTTTTTCCATGATTTTTTCCATTTCTCTTTTCCTCCTTGACTGTACCCAGATAGGGGGCTGTCTTTGCACTTGGCAAGCTTGGCCTTTTACTATCTAAGCCTTGATCATAATTTTTTGCGCACTAAATGAGAATAAAAAAAGGCGGTTTAGACTTGTAAACCACCATCTATCCCAGGTTGATTCATCAATTGTTGTTGCATCAGCATTTCCTGCTGTTGTTGCATGGTCTGCTGGTTTTTGAGTTCTTCAATTTCCCTGATAAGCTCTGATGCTTTGGGATAATCGAGGGCATCCAACAACGCCTTACGCGTAATTACAGGCAGACCATCCTCTGCCGGCGTTTCCATTAGTTTAAGAGATACCTGTGCCCTAGCTGATCTGTCCGCCGGCAGCGCATTCTCCGCCTGCACCACTATATCGTGCAGCTCATCTATGTCTGAAAGCACCAGGTCAACGCCGTTCTGCTCCATCCAGGCGCGTTTTTCTTCTTCCGTTGCCTCCTGGAGTTCGGCAGGGTATTCATCGATGATGCGATATACACCTTCGCCGGCAATCTTGATCTCCCGGTAAGGCCCGAAATTCTCTTTAATGAGGGCCAAAGTCTCCTGAGCTACTTCTGCCGCTGTTTCTGCCAGGAGCTTGAGCCTCATTTTAATGGTGCTGGTGGAAGCATCCTGTAGGGCTGCCACTGTGGAATAAGTCTGTATATTAAATTCCGGCTTACCCTGAGCTACTGAGAAGATTCCGGTGACGATTGAGATACGCTCCTCGATTTCCTTCCGGTAAGCAAATATCTCTTGTCCTAGTAAAGTGGGCTCATCCCACTTCATGGCTTTGTCAATGTCACCGCTTACCATGTATACTTCACCGGCAGCGTCCGTTATCATATTGCGAGTTAAACCCGTTGCACTGCTTACTATCCTTTGCCGCTTGACGGTCATTCGGATGTTCCGGTAAATCTGCTCATCAATGGCATCGGCCAAGTCCTGCAACGGCTCTGCCATCTCTACGATAGAAGGAGGATACATATTTCCCGTTTCATCCGTAGGCCAATATGGCTTAAGAGGCAACCTATCAACAGGTTTATCAGCCAGTACAGTGTTTCCTGCTACCACAATCATGCGCCAGTTGGGGTACTTACGCCGCTTTACTTTTGCTAGAACCTGCACGACTCCTTGCTCTGTTTCCTGCTCAACCGGCTCTTCTGCTGTTTCCATAGAATAATCCCTGATATATGCCTCGTAGACATCACAGGTCTGCCCTGGTGTGGATGCTTTTTGCTCATCAGGCCTATTATCGTTCTTCGTATCTTCCTTATCACTGCCAATGACCTTTTTACCGTAGAATGCTTCAATTTCTTCCACAGAAACGTCCGGTATATGCTGTATAATCCAGCGGGCGTTACCCGGTTCCGTAGCCTTGGGGTCTACCTTTACATTTTCAGAGGGTATTACATCATAGACCACAATCCCCTGGCCATTGAAAGCATCGGGATCTAGTCTTGGTTTTATCCAGGCGATGCCGCATACTTCCGCTTCATGGGCAAGTTCCCGGGCTTTTTTCTCCCATTTGGCCATACGTAAAGCCCACTGCAGGACATTGTTTTTTACTTCTGCTGCAATATCATCATTTCTTTCCTGTCCTTTCACCTCCGGCACAGGCAACTGCTGGGAGATATAGGCTTTCACCGTCTCTACCTTACTCCTTAAGTAGTTAGTAGAGTATAACGGCCTCTGGCTCCACTGATTATTGATATACCACTCGTTTCTGAGCTTCCTGCGGTATCTTTGCCAGCGTTGGTACTTAGGAGCCATGGCCTTATTAGTAGTAGCCACAAGCTCATGTATTAGCCCCGCCGGGTTGTCTTTCAGTTTGTCGGTAAGGCTTTTTATCTCCTCCAAGGGGTATCACCTCACTCCTCATCCTCATCCACATGCATGTTGTATCTATTTGCCCACTGCTTTTCTTCCTCATAATCATCCACAAGCTTTTTCTGTTCTTGCTTCTGCGGTATTGCCACCACAGGCAGATTCTGCTTTAACCTGTCGGTGAAGTACATACCGGCTATAAAAGAAACAAAGGCCACAAAAGCCCCTGTCAGGAATATCAATATCGTTCCAGCCATGATTCCTCTTCCTCTCTTTCTCTCTCCTTTTGGAGTAAATTAATAAGATTCTGTACTGTACCTGGTTGAGCTGGCTTGGTTCTTGCATCAGGTGCGATAAATGAAGCTGCTTTAACGCTGGGCCTGCTCATGAGAGCATAACGGCAGCTTTCAGCGGCGTGGTCCTCGCATTTATCATCAACATCCTCTACCCTATGCTCGTCATGTACGAGATCAGGGAGGGTCCTGGTTAGGTTTTGACAAACATCGAATATCTGCCACCAGGGTTTTCCATCCGGTGCATCGGCAAGATATTCATGCATCCTCTGCCAGCCGTTTAACCGGTCATCATCGGCTTTTGTTAGCATCACTCCATTGTTAATAAAGGTCTCAGCTATTGACTCACCCTGTAACCCGTCATTTCCTCTCTTGGCCCAAATATCGGGCGAAGCAACGGTATAAGCGATATTCTCACCTTCACTCAATTCCAGGGTCTTCTTCGCAACGTCAGAGGCCTTGGTCTGGGTAATGTAAAGTTCACGGTAGGTGTATACTCTTCCCTCAGGATCCACAGCATGCCAGTAAACAGCACAGGGGTCATTGTATCCCCAGTCCATACTCCTGAACCTTTTCCATCCCTGGGGAATGGGGAAAGGTTTAATAATATGCTTGTCCCGGCGCCATTCGCTAAAATACTGGCCAGCGAATACGTCCCAATCCCCTTCTAAGTAGGCTCTGCGTAAATCATCAGGCAAGGACTCAAGGTCCTGGACATATTCCGGGTTTATCTCCATCAGTATTTTATTGTCATACACCCTAGCCGGGATAAAAGAGTAATCATCTGGGTTATCTTTTGGTCCGTATTCACGGGTAATAAACAGCCTCTTGAACCATCCATGCCCTGGCCCCCCGGGGTTAGCAGTATAATACATCCGTGGGGAAAACCCCATGGCTTTTAATTCCGCTTTTGTAGTACGGTTACAAGTTCGCATCCACCTGGCTTGGTATTCAGTAAAATTAGTGGCCTCTTCAAGCCCAATTACGTCGTACTCATGCCCCTGGTATTGAAAAACGTCTTTCTCCAGCTTTAGGTAGCCTAAAACAAGCCTACTTCTGTTGGGGAACACAAATTCATGGGTTTTATCCCGGTACTTGGCTATTCCTTTCAATTCTTCCATCAATGGTAGTACATGGTTAGAGTAGAGTTCGGGATATGTCCGGCGTAACAGTAAAATATCAATTCCCGGATATTTAAGGCACATCAAAACAAATTTTCGCCTCATGGCCCAGGACTTGCCACCGCCTCGGGCCCCTCCGTATCCTATGTGCCTGTGCGTATCAAGGAAAAATTCCTCCTGCCTTGGCTGCGGTTTTCCTTTTAGCTTTACTACTGCGCCCATTTGTCCAAATCACCATCTAACTCTACCTTGAGGGTTCCACCAAGGTTGTTAGTAGGCTCACCATTGGCCAGGGCCTGTTTATCGTAAAGGGTACCAAAATAAGTAGAAATGTGACTCAGCGGAATACTGGTCACACTGGAAATGGCTTTAATAAGTTCGATGATGTCCTTCCCATTAGTCTCCTCGTTCTTCTCAAGAAGTTCCACTAATTTATCAATAGTCTGCTGGAAGTTCTCAAGAGTCACCGTGGCCAGCCTTATTTTTTGCCTACCCAGAAACATCGCGGCTTTTATGTCTTCCCAGGCCTCATTGATAAATTCCCTTCTTTTTTGCTCTCGCAAATCCTCGATTTCATCTGCGTTTTCCTGTGAGTACTTATCTACAGTTGCCCAGGAGATACCCAGTTCCCTGGCCACTGCGTTCTTTGCCTTACCAGTGGCAAGCAGGGCTTTGATTTTCTCTATCGTTTTGTCATCTACTTTATTCTTAGAGCCCATACCTACTCACCTCAAGCTTAGCGTAATTCCCTTTTCTCTCGACCGGCTAATCAAATCAGCGACACTCGCCGGCCGTACAGCTATAATCTCTTTCACACCGCATAGAATCCTCCTGGCACGGTCCCGTGCATGGACACAATCTCTTGCAGCGATAACCCTTACTGCATCAGGGGCCTTTTTTCTGCCTCTTTTGTTGTTGTGTCCAAGTAATACGGTCACCTCGAACAGTTTGCATCGATATTTCATTTACCTCACTTCCCTAAAATATAAAAGGCACCTGCTTCTGCAAGTGCCTATACTTCTTATACTCAATATACTACAAATCAGAGAAAAAACTCGGCGGAAATTCGGCGAAAATTCGGCATTTGCTACTTGTTTTTTTCAGGGTACATTCTGGTAACCATACCTGCTAAAGATGTCCCAGGATATCGTTTAAGACAACTGTTTCTTTGGAATGTGCATTAAACTTTCTCTATACAACTAAATAACCAAGCACATGCCCATGAACCTTTCTTACCATCAATAGTTAATTTACAGCAATACGGAGCATGTGTGCTTACTTCCTCAACTATACCTATTTTGCCAATATAGCTTCTATCCATAGCATCGGTTATTATCACTTTGTCACCAACTTGATACATCAAACCACTCCTTTAACTAATTCACATAATCGTTGTATTGTGCAGTTACTTAAAAGAAACACAATTGTCTAAATACCTTCTTTGGTTTCGGATTTTCCACAGGCTCTAAACTTTGGCATCTAATATCTCTAAAACCGTATGGGCTTGTTTGTTCAAGCAGTGTATGCTCATCGATATATATATAAGCCTGATACCAACCCTCCCAATCTTGCAAATATTCCCTAAATAGCAAATGCTTAATACCTTTATCATCTAAAAGTCCAGCATATTCAAGATAATAACCCTCCTGCATTGTTACAGCGGTTCTTTCATTTTCACCTATTCTGTCAAATACCATACCTGGTCTAAGCACTTTACCTCCCAAGCTGATTGGCTCCTGACTTATAACCTCATCTTCAGGTTTTATAAACAAGCTTCTCCACTTTAAAGCCAATTGCATCCATCTAATCACCTGCCTTGCTACGTTAAATTAACATCATAGGTACTGCATTTCCATGATTGGCTTAGCACCTCTCATAGGTTTTTCCGAAAAGTATAAAATGGACCACCCTTTAAATCGGGGAATAATTTTGTAATAACCTTTGCGTGCCACTCTATATTCTTCAGGTACTTCCATATCACATTCTGTTTTTAAGAAATCAACCGCAACCCTTTTAAACTGTTCCATATCGTGGTGTCCTTCAATATAGCATCCCAATATTTCATCTTCAGTTCGCAGAACGCACATTTTTCTGTACATTTCATCATTAGTCACATTGCTCACTCCTTGTTTTTGCTATATCACAGTTATGTATGTCACACTTTTTCACAAACATTCCCTCCTATGCCCGGATTCGCAGAAACTCATAGAACGTCAGCAGTATCTTTTCCCTCTTCCTTCTGACTGTGGCTTCATCACAATTGAGAGCAATACCTACTTGGATATTACTCCGCCCGTAGGCGTAACACTGCTCGAATATTTTTCTCTCAAAATCATCCAGGTGGTTTTCCGCAATATAATCTATCCAGTCATTTGAAAACCTTATCTTAAAAATTCGTTGGGATAATTGTGCCTGCTTTTGTCTCAGTTCTTTAATACGTTGAATTAAGGATATTTGTGTCATTTCATATAACTGCAATGTTCTTTCAACTGGAGTAAATTCACATGAACCTCCACCAGCTACACCTAGCGTAAAAGATAGTTGAGTCGGGGAAGGAATAAGGTCCTCTTTTTCGGCTAAGATTGTCCGGCATCTTTTTATTTCTTTTTCTACAAGTTCGAGCCCACGCTCTAAGCCCCAGAGTTTTTGCTTACTCTTCCAGTATTCTCGAAGTGTCCGTTCAAGTTTTTCCTTAGCCTCTTGATTCACTTCTCCTTCCCCCTCTCCTTTCTAAATCACAATAATCTCACAGTGCATGTACCGCCATATCTCATCTATCCTGTTATAGCCTTCGCCAGTGGCTATATTGATCTGGCATATGGGGGTCTTAAATTGCTCCTCCGTGTACTCTATATCCCGCCGGCGGATGTTGTACTCAATCGCATTCATGCTTATACCTCCGCTATTTCAGTCCCGGGTAACGTATATTAACCAGTCGCCTCATGGCTTCTTTCTGCCTTTGTGTCCTGGCGGCAATCTTCACTATAGCTACAAGGACTATCGCCGCCACCATTATACCGATGTAGAACATGTTTCACTCCTCCACTTCTCAACCAGTCGCCTTTATTTCAAAATATTTTAAAACCATATTGCCTACATCACGAAAAATTTTGTATATTTCATATTTCCCGCAAGAATTTAAAAATCTATTTGTCAATTCATCAGCTTCATAATCAGTAAAATAATTGTCTAATAAAACTGTTACTGCTCCTTTTATTTTTTCTCTCCCATACTCACGATAAATCTTTTCGTACCGCTCACTTAAAATAGCAATTCTGTTTTTAAGTTCACAATCAATCTTTTCATCTTCAAATGTCTCAAAAAGTTCTTCAATTTCCCAAAGCAATCTATCCCCAAAGAGAGTACTTTCAAGATCATCGCTTTTAAACTTTTTAGCAGCCATTCAACTCTCACTCCTCCACAAACTCAATTTCCGGGTATTTAAACTTAAACAGTTTCTTTTTGATAGCATACTCTTTTGTTCGATATCCCTTGGTATCAATAATTTGCTGACGTCCGTCTGGATACATCACTCGAAAATCAGCTATATACTTAATTGGCCTTATCCATAATCCGTGAATATCGCGATACCCTGGCTGTAACTCAAACTCCGGTTGCAACTCAAAGTCTATTATTTACCCCGTCTTTTTTAAAAGCTTTAGCTCACAATATTTGTTTGCCTCTTTCTGGCTGTCGAAGGTAATTCCGTCAATTGTTACCTTTCTTGCCCGATACTTGCTAGACTTAGGCATCTCAATGCCCAGTTCTTTTGCCTGTTTCATGCTGAGTCTGGTCATTAGTATCTCTTCCCATGCAATCGTTCTCGAAGGGCGTTTTTATTCATCTTCTGGATAATTTCCCATTCCAGGTCAATCCCCAGTCCACCACACAAATCACAAACCCTGATAACAATATCAGCCATCTCCTCTGCAAAATTACCCCAGCGTCCCTTTCGGTCCGCCTCCAAGGCCTCGGATACCTCGCTATGTATTAAAGCAAGCAGGGTACCTATTTCCCGCCTCTCATCCCAGAAGCCTTTCTTTTTTGCGTTTTCATGTGCTTGTTTAACTAACTCGTTTATCGTCATTTCAAACATTCCCCCTAAAATGGAATATCATCATCGCTAAAAGGTACTTCTTTCCCGATCTGCTCTAAAGTAGATCCCTTCTCCCGCTTGTCCAAAAACCGCACATTCTCAGCTACCACTTCCGTTACCCAGCGGCGCTGTCCATCCTTACCATCATAAGTCCTTACCTGTAGGCGCCCATCGATAGCCACCAGGCTCCCTTTGCCGATATAATTAGCACAGTTTTCGGCCTGTTTTTGCCAAACTACGACGGGGATAAAATCCGCTTCCCTTTCCCCCTCTTGATTGGCTCTGTTCCTGTTCACGGCCAGGGTGAAAGTTGCCACTGCCGTACCGCTTGGGGTATATCGCAATTCCGGGTCTTTCGTAAGGCGGCCGATTAGAATTACTCTATTGAGCATACTCAACTCCTCCCGTCCTCTCTATTACCTGGGCTTCCTGGACCCATGTTTCGTAAAAACGCATAATTTTTGCATCGTACTTACAGGGAATAGCCCCTATCGGCCCATTACGATGTTTTGCAAGTATAATCTCCGCATCTTGCTTCTCCCGGTCTGGTCTATGTAAAAGCATGATTATATCTGCATCCTGCTCAAGGGCACCTGATTCTCGCAGTTCAGACATACCTGGCTTCTTATCTGCTTTCGATTCGGAGGCCCTGTTCAACTGACTTAGCGCAATCACCGGCACTTGTAACTCCTTGGCCAGTAGTTTCAGTCCACGGGATATCTTTGTCACCTCCTGGGTCCGATTCTCGGCCTTTGCCTCCATGAGCTGCAGATAGTCGATAATTATAAGGCTCAGCCCCTTAGTATTTTTCAATCTCCTTGCTTTTGCCCGTATGTCGGCCACTGTTGTAGCGTACTCATCAAGGTAGATGGGGGCATTTGTCAGCTTCCCCAGATAGAATGAGAGTGTCTTTTCTTCCCCGGGGTCCAGCTCGCCAATTTTAAGTTTCTTCCCGTCGATTCCGGATAAGTTAATAAGCATTCTTTCTGCGATCTGCTCCTTGGACATTTCCAGTGTCACAAAGAACACCGGCTTTTTGTCCAGGGCATTTTTGGCAGCGATCTGTAGAGCAAAAGCGGTTTTTCCTACGCTTGGTCTGGCTGCGATGATCACGAAGTCAGTAGCTTGGATCCCTGACAGGTAACAGTCAAGGCCAGAGAGATGCGTCTTAATCCCTTTCGGGTCACTCTTTTTCCGAGACATAATCTCGTCAAAGTGATAGTTCAGTACCTCCCGGGCGGAGACTATTTTCCCGGTCTGGTCTTGATTCAGGGAAAGCATCTGGTCCTCTATCTCGCTTTTGAATTGCGCAAGGTTCTCGTAGTCTTTTTCATAGCATCGGTTTACAAAGGTCGATGATACTGAGATAAAGCGTCTCAAGTATGCATTGTCCTTCACGATCTGCATGTGCCGCTGTAGATCATCGCTCGCATAGAAGTTGGCTATTTCTACGATCTTGGCTAACTCCACCTTAGCCCCTGTCCGGCGCACTTCTTCCGAGAGATTGACCATATCTACGGTTACATGCTCCTCGCAAAGCTTTAGCATGGCCTTATAAATCTCGCGGTGGGTATAGTTAAAAAAATCCTCAGGCTTGAGATTAGCCGCTACCTCGATGATGGCATCTTCTTTGACCAGGCATGCGGCTAATACGCTTTTTTCCGCTTCTTGGTTGTTAGGAGGTATCCGCTCTGGCATTCTCTAATGCCTCCCTTGCAAGTCGTTCCTGTTTACGCCTCCAAAGTTCGATTACTTCATCCTTGACTGGAGGACTACTTTCCCTCTGCGCCGGGGGCTCCCCATATCCACAGTCCTCTTGCTCGTCCTTAGGCACATATTCCATAAAAGGCGTATTAGGGCCCAAAAACGTCTTGGGATGTTTTATATACTGCTCTTCAGTGTTTTTGCGCTTGCATTCGGCCGCGTAATTTTTGGCAGCCATGATCATATCCTCTGGACTAACCCCCTCTTTAAGACGGGTATTCCAGCACTTATAAGCTCCTTTTTTCTCGACTTTCCGTGGATAGTGAGACCAAAATGTTTCAAACTCAGGCGAATAAGCATCGTTTTGCACCGTATTAATTCGATTACGTATACGATTACGATTACGTATATCGGTGACAACTGCTTTCTCCTGATTTCCATTGATATCAATTGATATCAATTGTGAGCCTTCGTCATCAGGTCCTGGGTACTTGCTTTTTGTTGCTCTCACTTGCTGGTGGTCTCTCCAGGTAACCATCTCAAGATATGGTTTACCTTCAAATGTGTAAAGAACTATTAAGTTTTCTCTGACCAGAGACTGTAACCACTTTTCTATGGTTTCAATTGATATCTGATCAACTTTCCAGGGGAAACACATTGCTCTAAGTACCTGCGGTCTGGCATCAAATCTCCCGAAGTCGTCACATTTAGTGATAAGGCGGTAAAAAAACACCTCTTCTTCGGGAGTAAGATTATTGATGTTCTCACTGGTGCAGATACTCTCTTTAATAGTTCTATTCGGCATTTAACCACCTACTTTACAGATTTTTCAAGTTCCAACAACTCTTTATGAAGTTCAGAATAAAGCTCCTCAAGCAATTCATTCCTCTTTGTGAGGACCTCAATCATGTGATAGTTTTCATTCCGGGCATTCAGAATCTTTTGCATATGTGTAAGGAGTTCTTTTATCTGGGGATCCATATCACCATCTCTTTCAGAAAAGTAGAGTTATCCAAATTGGTCCGGTTATAATCAGTAAGATTAGCAAGGTTATAAAGATTCCGTCTGCTATATCTTCCATAATCATCCTCCGCGCATTTCCGCGATAATTTTCACTTAATCTTTGAAATGTGAAATTAGTTATTATTTCTTAAAGTTTTAACAGCTTCCTTAACAGCCTCATAATCGTAATAAATATTTCCATCACATCCGTAAAATTGTTCAAGTCCTTCATATCCCCATTCCCCGGGATTGGATACAATCGGATTTCCATCTGCATCCCCATGAATCGCAAACCCTTCGCAGATATGTATTTGTATTGTGTATTGTGGCGGAGGACATTCATAATCTTTGTGTTGACGTACACAGTCTAAAGCCGAATATCCAACTTCTTTGCCGTGTATACATATTTCACAAGGACAATCAGTACGGCTTATTGTGTAAACTCTATCACCTGGTCTACATGGTAATATCGCAACCCTACCTTTTG